AAATAGGATTAACTCAAAAGGAAATCTGGAAAAAGAAGTATATTAAAAATAAGGAGGAGCATGGATATAAACTTAATTATTCATCAAGCTAAACATTATTGGAAAAATCATAAAAAAAAGATTTTGATTGGTGTTGCAGCTTTAATAATTATATTAGCAATTTTTTAAAATGAAAGTACAGATACCTTATACGCCAAGACCCCTCCAGGCAAGGTTACATAAAAACCTGGAACAGTATAGGTTTGCTGTTCTTTCCTGTCATAGAAGGTTCGGAAAAAGTGTGGCTATTATCAACCACCTTATCCGTGCTGCTCTGACCAATAAATTGAAAAATCCTAGGTATGCTTATGTTGCGCCTACATACCGGCAAGCTAAAAGCATCGCTTACGATTATTTAAAAATGTATGCTGGCTGCATCCCGGGTGTTAAGTTCCACGAAACGGAGCTGCGCTGCGATATGCCAAACGGCAGCAGGATTACTCTGCTATCCTCTGAAAATCCGGATAGTATTAGAGGAATTTTTCTGGATGGAGTTTGTATTGACGAGGTGGCTCAGATAGATCCGAGGTTATGGAATGAAATAATTAGACCGGCTATTTCTGATAGAAAGGGGTTTGCTTATTTTATAGGAACACCGGCTGGCATGACTAATATTTTTTATGAGTTATACCAGTTTGCTTTAAGCGATCCCAAATGGTTGGCTTATACTGCCAAAGCAAGTGAAACAAAAATTATAGACCAGGAAGAGCTGGATGCCGCTAAAGCTCAAATGGGAGAGGCAAAATATAAACAAGAATTTGAGTGTGATTGGATTGCAAATATTGAGGGATCAGTATATGGAAATATTATAAGATCACTTGAAGAAAAAAAACAATTAGCCAGGGTTGCTTATGATCCTGCTTTGTTGGTCCACACCTCCTGGGATTTAGGAGTGGATGATAGTACAGCAATTATTTTTTTTCAACAATTAGGAAACCAGATTTTGGTTATTGATTATTACGAAAATAACCGGGAAGGGTTGCCGCATTATATCCAGGTGGTAAAGGATAAGGATTATGTTTATGGAAATCACTTTGCACCACACGATATAGAAGTAACGGAATTTTCTACTGGAAAAACCAGAAGAGAGGTAGCTTACCAGTTGGGAGTAAGGTTTAAAATTTTACCTAAAATAAATTTAGAGGATGGGATCCACAGTTTAAAAATGGTTTTACCCAGGTGTTGGTTTGATATAGAAAACACAAAACCATTAATAGATGCGTTGAGACACCATCACAGGAAGTATAACGAAAAAATGAAAATGTTTAGTAATAAACCTTTAAAAGATTGGAGTTCACACGCTTGCGATGCTGCAAGATATATGGCTCTATCTATTACTGATTTACCTAGGCAAAGAGTTGCAGCGCAAAAAATTGCGGTCAACGATTATTCAATACACGGAGATTAAATTATGGGATTTTTGAAACCAACAATACCAGCGATGCCAGCTATACCACCCGTTCAGCCTTTGCCAGAGCCGCCAAAGTATGAAGATACGGAAAGAGCAGAAGAGGCAGCGGTAAAAAGAGCTAAAATGAGAGCTGCAAGAACCGGAAGATCCTCAACGATCTTAACGGGAACAGGCGGCTTAGAAGATGACGAAAGTGTCATTACTAAAAAAACTTTACTAGGAGGTTAGATGGGAGGAGTTTTTACAAAACCAATACAAATGGCAACTCAAGCAGGAATTATAAAACCAGTAACTCCAACACAAGCTAAAGCATCACAAACAACATCTACATCTACATCTAAAGCTGCTAAAGCAAAAAGAGATAAGATTAGAGCTGGAAGAACTGGAAGATCTGCAACGATTTTAACCACAGCTAAAGGGTTAAAAGATGACGAAACTACAACTAAAAAAACTTTACTAGGAGGATAATATGGGAGGAGTACCTGGGTACGGTGGGTACCAAACAATAGCACAAGCAAGAGAAAGAATGGCAAAAAGCAAAATGGTTAATAGACCACAAAAATTAAAAAGTGTCAGAGATACTTTTACAAGATTAACTGGGAATAAACCAAGACCTGTTTCTAAAGCTTTAATGTATAAAGATTTTACAGCTTTAGAAAAAAGAAGATATGCAACTCTAATGGCTAACGATAAAAATAAAAAAAAGGAAAGACTTGAAACCCCTTCAAGATTAGATCAAGCGAAGAGTTATGTTAAATCAGTTAAAACATTATTAGGATAAGGAGGAAACATGGGTGGAGTAGCAAGAGCAGTAATGCCAAGACCGCCAAGACCGCCAGCACCAGTTTATGTAGCACCAACTGTTGCGGAAGTATCGCAAGTTCAATCAACAGCTTTAGATACTAAAATCAAAAGAGGCAAAGGTAGATCTAGCACCATTTTAACAGGAGCTAAAGGTTTAGGCGATAACGCTTTAACAACAAGTAAGCAAACATTACTTGGAGGATAATAAATGGCAATAGAAAAAAAAGCCAAAATGATTATCGACAGGTTTGAAACTTTGAAAATTCAAAGAGCAACCTGGGAAGATCATTGGCAAGACATAGCAAATTACTTTTTACCAAGAAAATCTAACATCACGGTAAAAAGAACTAAAGGCGATAAAAGGCACGACCAGATTTATGATGGAACGGCAACACACGCACTTGAATTATTAGCATCTAGCTTAAATGGTATGCTAACCAATACGATTTCTCCGTGGTTTTTATTAAAATTTAGAACTGAGGCTATGAACCAGGAAGATGAAGCAAGAGAATGGTTGGAGAGCTGCGCAAAAATTATGCAGCAAGTGTATCAAAGATCTAATTTTCAACAGGAAATTTTTGAATTATACCATGAGCTGTTAGCTTTCGGTACATCAGCGATGTTTATTAAGGATGATGTTAGGGATGATTTAAGATTTAAAACAATTCATATTTCAGAAATATTTATTACCGAAGATGAAAAGGGTTATGTAGATAGTCTTTTAAGAAAATTTCATCTTAAAAATAAAAATATTCCAGCGATGTACCCTAAGGCGGAATTACCTAATGCTTTAAAATCTAAAGTAGTTAATGCTCCATTTGATGAAAGTGTCATCCTTCATTCCGTATATAAGTCTGATACCCCTATGGGTTATAAGAATAAAGATAATATGGATTATATTTCTTGCCATGTTCATCAAGAAACCGGAACCATTTTAAAAGAAGGTGGTTTTATGGAATTTCCTTATGTGGTCCCAAGATATTTAAAATCTTCTTCCAATGAAATTTTTGGAAGATCTCCAGCTATGAATGCGTTGCCAGATGTGAAGATGTTGAACACCATGTCTAAGACAACGATTAGAGCAGCTCAAAAGCAAATTGATCCACCTTTAATGGTTCCCGATGATGGTTTTATTTTACCGGTTAGAACTGTTCCTGGAGGATTAAATTACTACAGAGCTGGAACCAGGGAAAGAATTGAACCATTAACTATAGGAGCCAATAATCCTTTAGGATTACAAATGGAAGAGCAAAGAAGAAAAGCAATTAGAGAAAACTTTTTTGTAGATCAGTTAATGACAGTTCAGGGTCAAAACATGACCGCAACAGAAGTGATGCAGCGTACCGAGGAAAAGATGAGATTATTGGGTCCCGTATTAGGCAGACTTCAATCTGAATTATTACAACCTTTAATCACACGAAGTTTTAATTTATTACTTGATAATAAAAAGTTTCCACAAAGACCGGAATTACTGGGAGAGGAGATGATAGAAATTGAATATGTATCTCCCCTTGCCAAAGCTCAAAAAACACAAGAGCTTTCATCCATTATGAGAGGTATTGAAATATTTGGTTCTTTACAAAATGTAGCTCCAGTATTTGATTATTTGGATATAGATGGATTAGTGGGTCATGTTACAGATGTTTTGGGATTACCAGCTAGGGTCATGAGATCCAAAGCCGAAGTTCAACAAATCCAACAACAAAAACAACAACAACAAATTGAGCAAGCACAGATGCAGCAAGCTCAACAAGTTGCTGAGAGTGCCGGTAAAATTGCACCAGCGTTAAAGGCGGGGATGATGAATGAATGAAAAAGATCTTAAACAATTAGGGTTAGACTATAAAATGACTTTTGGATCAGAAAGCGGAAAACGAGTGCTTGAAGATCTTAAAAAGAGATGCAGCTATAATACGACTACTCACATTAAGGGAGATAGCCACGATAGCGCATACTTAGAAGGAGCAAGATCCGTGGTCTTGTTTATTAATAATATGCTCAACAAAAAGGAGAACAAATGAGTGATAATCAAGAGGTAGCAGTACCGGCAGTTCCAGAGGAAAAGCCAGTATTGTCTGGAGATCCTGTAGAAAAAACTCCAGAACAAATACAAGATGATTGGAAAGCTGGTCTTTCCGATGATTTAAGAGCCGACAAATCTTTAGAAAATATTAAAGATATTAGTTCGTTAGCGAAAAGTTATATCCATGCACAAAGATTAGTTGGAGCTGATAAAATTCCAGTTCCAAATAAGTTTGCAACGGAAAAAGATTGGAATGCTGTTTATGAAAAATTAGGCAGACCCAAGACAGCTGATGAATATAAATATAATTTATCAGAAGATCAAAAGGTAGATACAGAGGCGTTAAAAAACTTTTCATCTCAAGCGCATAAGTTAGGATTACTTCCTACCCAGGCGCAAGGTATGGTTAATTATTATAACGAGATGGTAGGTAAGCAACTAGCTGATGCTGAAAGTATATCAACATCGCAAAGGGAAAAAGCTATGACCGAGTTAAAAACTGAATGGGGACAAGCTTATGACCAAAAATTGCAAAAAGCTAATACTGTAGTATCTTCGGTATTTCCTAAAGGAATAATGAGTATCAATTTGGAAGATGGCACAAAGCTTGGCGATCATTCAGAGGTTATTAAAGCCTTTGCTGCTTTAGGAGAAAAAATGGGAGAGGATGATATTATTAAATCTGATGGTCCCGTTTATATGACACCTAAACAAATAGAAAAACAAATAGGAGAACTGCAACAGACAGGTTCAGCGTATTGGGATAAAAACCATCCTAATCACGATACTGCGGTACAAGAAGTACAAACATTAATTCAAAAGAAAAATAATGAAGAGGTTGTTTAAAGATTTTGCTTTACAAGATTAAAAAAATTAAGTATAGCAAATTTAACTAGGATAATCGCAAGACCCTAGTTGACATTGGGAAAGACTAACATCCAAGGGATGTAAAACCCAGGAAGATCCACAAAGGATAATCAACCGAAACTTTTAACAATCAACCATAGGAGTAATATTTATGAGTGTAAATATTCCAACTAGCTTTGTTGAACAGTATTCGGCTAATGTGTCGATGCTGGCACAACAAACAGGCTCAAAGCTACGAGGCGCTGTTGATGTGGAAACGATTAAAGGAAAAAATGCGTTCTTCGATCAAATCGGAGTAACTGCTGCTCAAGTAAGAACAAGCAGACACGCAGATACCCCTCAGATCGACACACCCCACAGCAGGAGACGCGTATCTTTGACAACATATGAGTGGGCGGATCTTGTAGACGATGCGGATAAGGTAAGAATGCTTATCGATCCAACATCGACTTATGCGAGAGCTGCGGCTGCGGCAATGAACAGAAGTATTGATGACGTGATTATCACGGCTTTTAATGCTTCGGCTTCAACTGGCGTGGCGGGTGGTTCATCTACCCCTCTACCAAGCGGTCAAAAGACAGCAACTTCAGATCAGTCAGATGGTTTGACGATTGCTAAATTGCGGTCCGCTAAATACATACTGGACAACAACGATATTGATCCTTCTTTGAAGAGATTTTTAGTTTGTGGTCCAAAACAAATACAAGACTTACTTGCTGTAACGGAAGTTACTTCAAGCGATTATGCAGTTGTAAAGGCATTAGCAACTGGAACTATAAATAGTTTTCTTGGGTTTGAATTTATAATGTCAACAAGACTGAACAAAGACACTACATACACTACTGACAGATTGGTTTTTGCATTTACAGAAGATGCAATCAAGCTGGCTTTAGGGAAAGATGTGTCAGCAAAAATTTCAGAACGTGCCGACAAATCGTATAGTAC